TTGCCAAAAGATAAATTTAATAAAGAATATAGTATATAAGTTATTAATAGATATCATAGTATCCGATTTCTAAACAAAAGGATAATTCGGTTATGTTAATAAGTGCTCTACAACTAAATAAGCATAAATAATAAAAATTTAACACGGAAAACTCCCTGTAACAGTAAGATTATTAAGGCCGTCAATGGGTTCGAAACCTACATGAGCTATCCCTAATAACCGTATAATAAGCTAGTCGGTGTTAATTGCATCTAAACTAGGGTTAAATAATTATTATTAAAATATTAAAAGTCCATTCTGTTACTCATAGGACCTACATAACTTCCGGTGGGCTTTGTCAAATATACATTAGGAGAATTAGTCTGGGTTGATACTGACCTGGGCATCAATGTTGCACCAATGGGAGCGTCGGGGTGGCCTAACCCACCCCGCCCTGTCCCTTGAGAGAGTCCATAGACCGCTCCATCGGTTCGATAGCCTGCGAGTTGTTGCGCATATCTAGCTTTTCTTATATCTGCGTCAGTGTTAGATTCAACTAATTCCTTTGTAAATTGATTTTGATTAAGCTGGTATTTGTCTTGTTGTCTAAAAGCCTGTGATTGTAATAATTGCTGTTGCTGGTAGCCATAAGACTGTTGCTTAAATTGGAAATCTTGAGCGCGTTGTTGTTGTAACGACTGGAAATCAAACATGGACTGTTGAAAGCCACGTTGGAAATCCTGACTACTGCCTTGTTGTTCACGCAGCCAGGCTAGCTGCTTTTGTTGCATTTCCATAAGAGCTTTGGATTGCCCATAAGCTCCGAAGCCTTGACCAAGACCCGACAACAATCCCCCTCCTATCATAGCTGCTGCCATTGCTGCATTTGCAACAATAACGTTACTAATAAAGTCGGAAGACTGGAGTGGTTCATGATAAAGACTATTATTGACTTGTTGTACACTGTAGACCTCAAGAGTCTCAGCGGGGTATCTGAGCGTACCAAACTGTGGAACTAAATCATCCAAAACGACAGCATAGATGATAGTTTCTTCCACTTTATTCGAAATATCCAATCTGAGAATTATAGGAAAATTCCCATTAAAGGTGTTGACTAATTTCAGTTCAATGAGACCAGATTTATATTCTCTTTTCAAGCCTGCTATAAGCTCATAAACATATGGGCCATGTAAGGACTGCCTACCAAATAATGTTTTATTAACAGCATATTGTTTAACAGAATTGATAACAATTTGACGAGTTAAAGTAGGTAAATATAATTCAGTTGTGTTATTGATAATTTGTCTTATTTGATTTGGGCCTGGTCGAATAAAATTCACTTTAGTTAAGTTTTTGAAAATATTTTGTTTTTCTTTAGTTAATCCTTGAAAACGAAAATCTACAAAAAGGTACTTAGTACCCCATCCATAAAACTCGGTTGCCTTTATTTCATCTGGGTATATATCTAAAGTACCACTTTGTATAGCATTCTTATATTCAATTACAAATGGACACAATTTTTCTAATTCATCAGTATAGAATTCATTCAGGAGACTAAAACCCCACACATCAGTTGGTTGGTATAGTTCTAAGGCCATATCCTCCATCTGTGAGCAGATAGCAAGCACTGTATTGGAAGTAGTTCCTTTATTATCATAATCCTTTATAAAGGGAAAGTAGTTATTACCTTCACCCCATAAACAAAGGAAATGAAAAACGTTAGAAACCTTGTCTTCATCTTCTGCAAATAGATCGTATATTCCGTAAGTTGTTATAACTTTATTTTTCTTATTAGTCCCACAAACTTCATCCCCATCGATAGTAAATTGTTCACTCGTCATTTTTATTGGGTGTATATAGGTTGTAGCATATAGAGAAGATATTATATTACCATCTAAATGTAAGTAAAGCCTTTCATTGTAAATATTACCGCATAAATTTCCGAGACTACGACCCCTCAACCTTGATGATAGGCGAGGGGCTAGAAGTTTAAAATACTGGTTTTGTCTGTCTCACTTGTTTGTTTTATAGCCAACATAGGGTTTGAAGCTATAAACGGTTTAACAGCAGGATTCTTAGCTGCATCAACATTAGAAGCTAATTTTGAATAGAAGTTGACGGTAGTAGCTCTTTTCTCTGTAAAGACTGGTTGGGATTTAGTATGAACGAATATCACAATCGATGGTGTTTCTGTCATTGAAGATTTTCCTTTCGAGTCTCTCACTAATGTTCTATAAAATTCGGATTGACGTGCATCTGTCATGGCTATGGTGTAGGAGAAAGACTCACTTACACTGGTTGTAAAGAAGCTATATTTTGTAGCTTCAGCCATAGCAATAGTAGTTCCTTTCCATATGGTTGGTTGCCAAGAAAACCCAAGCGAGCCAATCATACTTTTATTACCGGCACTTGACACGCACAATAGCCAGCTACCTGCACACCTATCATGCAAGTAACAGTAGTTCTTAATATAATCATTTATAAAAGAATTATTAATTGGGTCATAGGGAACAACAGCCAGCACCTGGCCTCGATCTTTAGTTCCATCTACATCCAATTTATATTCTGATGCTACGAACTGACCATAAACTAGATCCATGATATTAAAATTAATCCCACCAGCATTCATAAGAGCATTGGAAGGACCAGAATAGTTCATCACAATAGGCATATGTAATGAATTCTCTGAATCCAGTAAAATATTTGTTGAGGCGGCAGGGGGTATGTCATTTAACACTCCCCCTAAGGATTCTCCTTCTTCTTTGGTAGCATTCGCGTATATTAATTCAGTTTCATCGTCATAATCCTTCTCTTCTTCCACATTCCGCAATGAATAAGAACGATGTTCATTTCTTAAATCCATAATTATTTCCTTATCAGAATTCATAGTTATACCGGGATAGCGTAAGTAGCACGATGCTGCCTGCGTCCTCCCAAGTTCCTGGATAATTGGCGAAAGGAAGTAGCAATGCCCATCAAGTAGGAACCTATCGAAGCCGTCGATCTTTGAAATATCCCCATTATAAGATCGCTTAGAGACAAGGATAACACTTGGTCTACCCATTGAGTTAGCCTTTGCCTGGGATATGTGATGTTCGATGAGTAGTGCCGTCGCACGGATTGCGACCTTCTTGATAGCTTCGTAGCTCTTACTTGCTTGGTCTTCACAAATGGCATTTACAACAATGTTATCTCTCAAGTATTCTCGGAGGGCTCCGTAAGCCTGGTTCTTAGCACTAGCTTTGGATGGACCTTCTCCACCAAACTGCTTTCTATTATATGTGATCGTACAGGAATGAGTTGGACTGTTGGAGGGTCCTTCACTGGTGTATCGCTCGGTGGGTTTCTCAGTCTTAAGCTTACTAATAAGCTCAAGGCAATCAGAAACAGGATTGTTAGTTGGGTTACCCAATACCATCTTATCTTCATTTAGGGCTAATGCCCACTTTTGGAGCGCTTTGCTTGTTTTATTGTCTGCTTTGTGCTGGTTCACTATACTCTCAATCCGTTCAGGGTTGGCACTTATTGCAGAAGCTGTATTTAATAAGTTTTGCTTTAAAATAACAGTAATATTATGTATATCGCTTTCGAAAATCTGATTCCGGTTTGCCAGAGCCGTCAAATCCTGGTACTCACAATCATTAAGGAGCATAGACTTAAGCCTAGCCCTAGCCATCTCATAATTCGTAAATGGGACAGTTCTTATGTCCACATCATAATGATTACATACTGTCATGGAGTCTTGAAGAACATCTTGGTAAAACTTTATATCATACATGCTTGCCTCAAAAAGGGCCACCATAAGATTATTCCTAATCTGGTTCTTACTAAATTCAGCAAACCAGCGAAGTAAGCCAAAAATACTACATTGCTTCAAACGTGGGTAAACAATCTGATCTTTATCACACCAATAAAAGGTTCTCGAACAAAAGTCTATGTTATCTGTGTCTTCACCACTTTTTGCTTTTGTGCACTCCGTTCCTAATTCCTTTGCATAATGAAATAGATCTTGTTCAGTAATCGGTATCTCACTACTCACTTTTCTTGTTGTATCGTCACCTAGTATAGCTAGTTCACTGTATTGCATAATCGACTTAAGAGTTACTTTTATATTTATATATTTTGGTATTCTCTGCCAACACTTAATGAAAGTGTAAGTAAATATGATATGTGCACAAACACAATTTAGTAGTGTGGTAACAAAAGTACCACTCTCATTACCATTATTAACAACATAAATAGAGCCATCCAATAAATGGACGGCATGGATAAGTGTCTTGGATATTGCTTCATAAATAGCTTCTTTATTATATTTAGGTTTTACTTTCATAAGTGAACAAGCAATTTTACAAAAGGATTTTATTAATCTTGGATGTAACGTTTTATCAAATGCTCTAAAATCTGTGTTGAGAATCTTACCATCCTTAGTGGAAAATCTATGCCAAATTTCTGTTGAAGTAGTATATGGATTCTGACCTATAGCATAGTAGCCATCAGCGCTTTTTGTCATAGTTTGAGCAAACCAATGACCAAAGAGCATCTTTAAAATAGCATTAATTGATGGATCGATATTATTGAACAGTCTCACTTTGCCCTTGAGGGCTTTCTCTTTTTCAATCATCTCAACTTTCGCATTATCTTGCGATATTAAGCATGGTGGAATGTGTTTATTAAATAGAAGTTTCTTCTGTTGTTTCATATTATTACGAATACTCTGAGCAATTGGTGAACTATTAAAAGTGTACTCAGGAACACCATTATGCATCGTCACATTAAATATGTCTTTTTTAAAGTAAGCATTGCCAAAATATTTAGCATAAGGCCCAGCACTAGTTGTTATATCAAAATTTGCCAAGAAAGGCCTACGCATGCCATTGATGGCTTCATACTCAGTTATTATTCTTAAGGGCCCTTCCGAGCAGTACGTTAACAAATTATAATCCTGTACTATTTGTTCTGCCAATTTATAAGCATCGAAATCTATAGGTTGATTAGTAAATTTATATTTAAATGCTTGAGTAAGTAATGGGTCATATCTACCAAAACCATTTTTGACTATATCGGAAAAATCTGTAACGTAATTTAAATTAAATGCTGCTGGAAGTTGCAAATTAGGTGTTATGAGTTCTAGATCATGAGTCTTATGTTTTTCTTTTAACTTGGATGGATTTGCGAAAATAGTATGATACCCTATAGATTTTAAAGGAGAATCTACTGGCATCCGAGGGTCCGGTTTTATACTTCTATCAAACACATCTGCATACTCTATTGGCATAGACATCTCTAAGGTTGAAGGTGACATGTCTTCCTTAACTATTGGTATTTTAAGCACGACAGGTGTTGAAAGTGCCAAAGCATTGGGAAAAGGACTACTAAGCAGCTCCTTCAATAGTTGAGAACTAATAAATGAACCGAATATCACGCCCTCATTGATATAGGCATTATGTATCCCCAGTATCCTCAAAGAACCGCGAATCTTTCCAATAAATGGAAAACCGCAGTCACCTTTGCTAACAACATCCAGCACGCGTAATCCAGCCCTCCGTAATTTTAAAATTTCAGTCGACGGTTTATAGTATTCGTTGTCACACACCTTACCTATAAACTCTTGATATTCTTTATATTCCAAGCCACCAGTTAATAAAGACATAGTGGGCCCACACCTCATAAAATGTGCGTAAAGAGGCATTTCCTCATGACTACTAGCAAAATATTGTAAGCTCTTTGGCAGAGCTTTCAGCAAATCGCATCGTATCACAGCTAGGTCTCGTTCGCGTAAGATTTTTACAACCACAGCCGCAAACCTGTTACCATTATCTGACAGTATTAACTGGTCCTCAACCTTATCAAAACAATGTGCCACACTGATGAAATAACCGTCCTTAATATGCAGTGCATAGGACTTATAAAGATCTTTGGTTAATCGCACGTAACATCTATTGAGTTTTTTATGCAGAATTTCAACTTCAGATAAGTCACACTCAATCATGTCTGAGTCCGTGAGCATGTTAGCATGCATAGCTATATCAACACATTCTTTTATTTCTGGGTAACGCTTTATTAATTTTTTAAATGCCACATCGCCTTCAAACTTGCATTGTCGTATTTGATCATAAACCTCTCTTCTCTGCTCTTGAGAAAGGGCGGAGAAGAAGCGTTTTAGACTTTCTGTGACTATTTCAAATTCAGGACCCATGCACTTGGAAAGAGCATTGGGTGTGAACAAATGATATTCTGTCATGTGATAATCTTTTTGTATTAAAATAGCATTTTTAGGATTATCACCATTATGGTAATATTCGCAAGAGCTATTAGGACACTGACCGGGATATTGTGTATGTGTGTAAGAAGGGTTGAACTTGTGTATGTGACTATATAAACAACCACATTTAATACAGACATGCTCATGTGGTTTCTTCGCGAGATCTTTCTTAATTAAGGTATTAATGCCATCGTGTTCGAGTTCAAGCCCCAGATTATTAGGGTATATATTGGAATAACCCTTCCCTTTTCGCACCCATGAGTAGTCACTCATCGGCACGAGGGCGTTAATATTAACCTCCCTAGGGGGAAATTGTCTACTGGCAAGAAGATCTTTTTCCCTCAAAATCTTTGTGTCGAGTAAATCATGTGTATTTTGCGAAGCACTAGTACGAGTTGGTGGTGTTGACCCTATATTAGCAAAAGCATTGGAATTGACTTTGTCGTATTTTGATTTAAAAATTTTATATAAGGTGTAAAGTATACCAGCAGATGATATACCCACCAAACCTGTGACAGCAAAGATAAGCACTTTGTTAGAACGCGCCCTGAGCAAATTCTTCAAGAGCTTTGGGTTAGTTTCTTTTTTAAAACCTTCTATATGCTTTGTAACATCTATTATAAAATGATTAACTTCCTTTTTCTTGAGTGAACTGTAATAATACTGTTTGATTGTTTCATATTCCATAATTGAAAGACTAGAGGCCGTACCTTTAAATTTCTCATCTGGGCTTGTTAGAACTAAAGAACGAGCAATATCAATGGCTTCCACATATTTTACTTTAGATAAATTAATACGAAGCAAATTGTCCTCAACTCTTAAAACTTCAAGTGGGTGGTCATAATAATAATATAAAAAACCATTATGGAAATAGGCTGTTTGGCGTGTTTTCTTTATATAAATACGAAATGTTGGATCTGGGAAATATTTTAACAAAACTTTAGACATACGAGTGGCTATAGCTATATATTTTTCATCGGGTGGTATGTTTTCTTGGAACACTTCTTTGCATATAAAGTCAGAAGGATTTATGATCCCACCATGGTTTTGTTGTAATTGATCTAGAACTCTATCTGACACTTGCAGTCCAATTTCTTCATTAGGTCTTAAATACATATTTATGACTTCAGTTCGCTTTCTCAATTTGGAAAGTAAAGTTTCCCTATCTTCACAATGCAACTCAAAATCTACACTTTCAAGTTCACTATCCGGACGTTTATTCAGAATAACTATGTTATAAATTTCCTTTTTGTAACCTACATAGGTATCGACTAATTTTTGGAATATTTGGTTCTCTGTTATTATATTCTTTTTAAATGTTGGGTACTCTCCTGGAAAATCGATTAAAATACAGTGTTTAACAGCCAAAGTATTATTAATTTGACCCTTACTATAATAAACAGAATCACAACCAATCCGTCGCGCAATCCCCGAATATAGATGGTCATATTCAGACAAATTATAAGCTAAAGAGCAATCAGTCCATTTTATCAATGAAAGTAGTCTATTCCATTTGTTTTTTGAGAATTCTAGTTCTTTAAGACTTTCATTAGACGTTATAATGAATAAACTGGATTTGTGTGTAGAGTTCATAGTTTCAACAAATTTATGAGAAGCTATATAATTCATCTTTGAACTTATGCAATCATCCAAAATATAAACTGCCGGTTCGGATACAGCTCGAAAATCACGCAAATTAGTAACGAGTACCGTTTTAAATGTACTCTGACCTTCTGCATCAGTTGTTAATTTAATCCACCTTTCAGCGATGGAATTCGCTAAAGTCGTTTTCCCAGTGCCTTCCTTACCCTGAAGTCTCAGTATAAGGAAATCACGAGAGTGGGCATTAGGTTGTATTATTGCTTCCATACCAAAGTATTTAAAAGGTATCGTGCCCTCGGTAGGAGGAACGTATTGGTTAATGATATTTTTGTTATGCTCTGAAAGTTCAATCTGTTTAGCTTCGTGGAATTTTATTATCTCATAAGATATTTTAGTTTTTATTAACGTCATAACATCGAATACCGAAACGTCCTTGAACAGGGTGGTAAACGAAGGTGACTGGTTTTCTAAATCTTGAACTTCCTTTATATTGAAACGAAGATGAGAAAAATCGGGTTTTCTATGATCTACAATTTTCCTACGACCAGAGATGAGAGGGTCTAATACTTCCAAAATAATAAATCTATCCCAGAATGCGCCTACTGCATGTGGGCGAAACTCTGGTATGTCGGCTTCCATCGAATTCGTGGTGACTACTAATACTTTACCTTGACAGTTACTAACTTTGCCGGATAAGGAAGCACTTTCGAAATTATGAGGATCTGAAGAGCATATTTTATTTGCTTCTGCCAAGAATGGATCGGGATCAATTGTACTGCAAAATTCATTATAAATTAATATATCCTCGTTCATATAGGGTTCATGAAATCTTACACCAAAACTAACATTATAGATCCTATCGTTCCAATCAAATTCCTTAGCCAGTTGCTTAGCTAAATAATTCACAAATGTTGATTTGCCTATCCCTCTCTTTCCTTGAAGGAAGATACCTGTTGTTACCTGCCTAATGTCAGGGGAGTGTTCAATTTCTTCTAATTTCTTATTCAGCTCTTTCACAAGACCTATAAGAACAGTTCTCAAAGGGCCGGTGTCTTGATGCTTGTATTGTACTAAAGCCACATTTATTTCATGAATGTTATCTTTAAGGGCTAATCTCTTTTTATTACAAACACTGATATTTGCAATTGGAGTCCGTACCATTTCCTGTGATCTTTCTACCAATTCCGTTAATACTTTACGTTCTTCATACAAAGGGTCGTATTTTTCACAAATAAGCGTAGACAACATTTTATCGATACCGGTTTTCAATGTAGAGAAACCAGCATTGGTGAAATTAAGGGTTCGAAACAAAGATGTTATACCTTCCAAACCTTTAGTAGAATATCCAAAACCAGCAACAATAGCTGTGAACAACGTTGTTAGTCCGAAGGAAATGGCCTTAAGCCAATCCCCACCTATATCGAAACCAGCATTAGCATATATCTTTTCCTCCTCAGTTGGAAAATGTTCTGTTAGATCATGTTTGGCTTTAAATAGGGCTTTGTCTAAATCGAATTCTGAATCATTGACTTGTTTAATAGTGATTAATAAACTATGGAAATTAGCAAGCAAATTAGCGCCACCTAGTATTTTCATAATGACCCCACTTGATGAAGAAAATAGAGTAACTATAGATAATATTAAACTACTACACCCAGCTACAATATTAGAGATCCAACTCATAGTAGAGTGTGGATCCAAAGCATTAGTGAAAAGCTGATTAAACCACAAGTTCAAAGATTCCCTAGTAATATCATACAAACCTTCACAGGTTGTAAGAAATTCTTTGGAAAAGTTCTCACCAGAGTCAGACATACTAATAATATAAATAAATAAATAAATATAATATGGATAAATATTAAACTAAAATAATATGTGCTCAATTTGGTTCGAGAGCTAGAACGCAGTTGCTCAATTTGGTTCGAGAGCTAGAACGCAGTGGCTCAATTTTACTCTTGAGCTAAAGTAGGTCAGAGTGTTAAAACTCGGAAGTGCAATTAGTTCTTGTGCACTAGAAGCAAGCTTCTTCTTTTGTTAGCGGTTTGGAACCGGAGATTAAATTGGATTACTCCAAACTAGATATTGTTTTAACCCAAACAATCAGGGTGCAATAGTTGTGGATCTGCAAAAATCCGGATCTAGCAGTTTAAAGACTATACTAGACGGGTCTACAAGAAGAAGCTTATTTGATGCGATAAGCAAACGCCAGAACTTGTTATATAAAATAGCACACACTATTTATTATAACAAGGCCCAAGAAATAAGCAAGAAAATCATGTATATCGC